TGGGGCTTTCCCTAGTTTGTCGTGGGGTCTCACAAAAAGAGGTCTCCAACCTTCGTGATCACACCAGCCACATCCTTTGCAATTCTCACTGCTTCTTGGGCTGTCTTCACGTAGCCAGAGGCGCCATTGACTAATCCGTGAAGATATGGGTGGTGTGCCACTTTGGCTCCAACCGCGTGATGGTGAATCTTTGTGGGCGGCTTGGTGCCGCTTATGGGCTGCAAATTCCCGGGCCTGGATGCCAGCGCGTTCAAAACGTGGGGCTGATCAGGCGATGCGTGGCGCACGGTTTGCACGGCCAAGGCAGGTGAACCCGCCAGCTCCTCAACCATGACGTACTCAACCAGGACCTTGTCGGTGGTCAACAAGTCAGTTATTCTGAGTAGCATGCGAGCCGGGTGGACAAGCTCATTCGACGTGGTGTAACCAGAAACTCCGCCAAACTGGAGGTCTTCACAGTTGGGGAACCAGTAAAACGCGTGCGTCCTATTGTCCGAGAACGAGACGCGACGGTAACTGCTGTCGGTGCGGTAGCTGTCAAATGAGCGAGCCGTGAGGTCGGTGACGTTGGCTTCGTACGTGGATTCGTACGGCATCACGAACTCAACAAAGCCTTTGGTGGCTGCGAGCTCGCTTGCAAATGTGAGGCGAACACCAAACGCAGCACAGCGCCTGGTGATGCCACAATTGCCAACTCCTGCGGGAATCGGAAAAGGGACGGGTGACGAGTCCACCGGAAAACCTCCACAGAACGGCATGTTGGGCATAGAGGTCATGGGGTTTCCCGAACCGGGGTGGAACACGCCCACACACGCGCCTTCAGGGGGTCCGTAGAGACCGGATCCGAGGCTGACGTCTGCTGGTCCGTTGATTTGCGTCTGGATGACGCGGCCGGGCTGCTCAGGTGCAGATTTGACTCCATCGGGATACATGTAGGCATAATACCAGCCCTGTCCCTGAAGGATTGTTGCTCCGTACGACGCTTTGAGGACTGTCGGGCACGGGAACGTGTCTGCAAACAAAGGCATGGGCACCGGCTCAGAACGCTCGAACAAATCAGTTGTCTGATTGCTCCACGCAACGACGGCCGGATCCAGCATGTTGGTCATCTGCTTGGTGGCGGCCGCCGAGTAGCGCTCTTTCGGTTTCTTCTCCTTGCGAATCAGTTTGGGCGGACGAGGGATGCCGTTCGCCGTAATCTTGTTCACATCTTTGGTAACGCGATTCTTCTTTTGTTTTGTGTTTGTGTTATGCGACATAACTATTGTTTTTTATATTTCTTGCCCCGGGATGTTTCCACCCCAGCCGCGACGGACAGTTGCCAATTCTGTCGACACCGGATGGTGCTCGCTACCTGTGCCCCCATTACTCAATCAAACTAGCTCATGTCAGCTACTAATGAATAATGGGCATGGGTCCAAACCGATCCTCGCGCAGCCAGATTAAAAACCTGTTGCCGGGCAGCTTGGTCGGAAACTCCTTGGTGGCTTCCATGGCTCCTATAAAGTCCATGTAGTCGTTCACCGGGAAGGGGCGTTCCAAATACTCACCTAATAACTTGTAGTGAGCAACCATGTCGTCCAGGGGGACGAGGGCGCATGCAACTAATGCGTGGGAAGGGCTATCCTCATATTCAGCCTCGAATCGCCTGTATCGGTCGATGAGCTCTTTAGAGTACCTAACACCTTCGTTTGAGGCGTAAGAAATCAAAGCATTTGAGTACGCACGCCCTTCAGGCGTAATGCGCAACACAGGGTCATAGCCCTTTGCAAACAAATACTTCGCGTATGCAAGATAGTCATTTATCCAGATGTTAGAGGGATCTGACTTCGCGACACACGCTTTTAAAATTTCTTGTTTCGCCCACACCACATTCAATCCAACACCCACAAATCTGCCAGAAAGATAAGACCTGGTAAAAAGAGGCCCCCATGAAACACCGAGGGTCTTTTCAACTTTCAGAGAGAAACCGCAACTTGCCATGTGCGATTCCAATGACTCGAACACAATTTCATGTCCGTACATCATCTTCTTCGCAAGCCTATCGAACGCATTCAGCCATCCAATATTCGTTGCTATCTCGTCTGCCAAGCAAGTCTCAGGGCGTCCGGAAACCACCATGAGCTTGGCCGCGAAAGAGATCTTGACTTTGTTTCGTCGATCCTTCCACGTCATCTTTCCAACTGACATCTTTTCCAAAACTTTCAACTGCTGATCTGATGCTCCCATTCTACGATACACCTCGAAAATGAACGAGTGGTGCAAAGGGCCAACACTCCAGTCACATCCTGAAACATCCGAGGCAAAAGCCGGAAGCAGAGATGCGCCGCGGGAATAGCCGGGAGGCACGTAAACAATCAACGAGTCGTCACTATTTGTGTTCAGATAAAAGCCCCAAACGCTTCTCGTTCTAAGGGCGTTCGCCCACGAGTTTAGTTTGTCTTGATTTTTCTTCGGCTCTATCTCGAAACGAACACAAGGGTACATTTGACAACCGTTTACGAAGGCGAGATCTGGATCCTCGACCAACCCATCCGGTGTCATATACCAAGTCCGTGATGACATCCATTTAAAGTAATTTGTTTTGGCGGGTATTGTGAAGGGCATAGTCACAACAACGTCCAGTCTGTCCATCGGGAAAATGATACGATACTTTGCGGAACCATCGTCTATCATTTTCACGAGCTCATCTCCTTTTAATGCAAAAGTCCCCGGGGCAACCTCGGGTTTCGTGGAGTGAGTCGACTCTTCAATGGCCGCGAGGTATGAATTGACCTTTGGTGATGGCCAACCCCGCGTCTTGATCTCAACTTCCAATTCTTCTCTAGTGAGCCAGGTCACCTTCGGAAATGTTTTCTCCGAAAGCAGCCGGAAACCGTTTCTCAGACAAGCAGCTCTAGGCTTAAAGTCCGGGGGTTTCACTCTCAAGGCCAGGGTCATCCATACAGCGGCAGCATGCACTTGAGGACGTAGCAAACTTGCGGTTGCCTCACAATGCACAATTGGAATTCCCTCTTGAGCGGTCCGCACAGGCAGAGTACTCAAGACTTGAATTGGGTTGTCAATTACGACGCCATCAAGAACACACTCTGCAGGTGCGTTCAGCGGCATAATTGGAGTTTCCTTCATAGGGGAAGGAGGACAGTGAACGTATTTGGCAAAGGCTTCTCCCATGCGAGGAGCTGCCTCAATTAGGTTCCAGAAGATGTGGATAGCAATACCCAACGGAAGAGGAAGAGCGGCGGTGAATGCGTGCATGAAGCCTGTCAGGAACGACTTCAGCAATGTTCTAACACCCAACTCGCCATCCACGTAATCTGCATATGCATTAGCCAATGACTCAATCAATGCAATTACGGTCGGCACAAAAAACGACAGTCTTTTGGTCGATTCCTCCGTCACAGCCGAACCCACTGCGGAAGCAACTTCAACACCCAACGTGAAAAGAAGTGCCTGCAGCTTGGTCATCTCGGGCGCTTTGGAAATGACGCGCACCTTGATGAACCAACTCACCGTGTTCATCACACGGGAGTAGGCCCGGGAGGACGCCCGGAGCGTGGTATGAACAGCTTTGACAAAACGAAACAATGCACGTCCTAATGAAAGGGGCATAAATTCAATTCGTTTGCCAAGCCAACGGTCAACCTTGTGCTTGACCGTTACCCACGCTTCCGAGATCCATTCTTTGATATGCTTCAAGATATCCGCCACCAACTGGAGGTACGATTTCTTGCCCGAAAACTCGGCAGCCACACCTGCAAAAGGGCCGAACCCGGCCATTTTGTCTCTTGCAACATTCTTCGCATGATCAGCGAAAGAATTTGGGGTGATGTGACTACCTGTCAACGGCTGGGCTCTTGTAACCCAGTTCCAAGTCGCCAACCTGGCATTGTGCGCCAGTGTTGCGAACTTGGGCCTCCTTAGAAAAGGGAACTCTTTTTCTTCTTGGTCAACTGCATCATTGAAAATGGTTTCCTGAGTGTGCAGCCGGTGAGCCTCTTCAGCGAAATTGCCCAGCAACGGGCGCAACTTCGGAATCAGGTTCACATACCTTCCCGTGTCGTCAATAACCACCGTGCCCGTACTGGCAACGCTGATCGGAGCGCGAGTATCCTGGAACAACTCGGCCTCATGTTTGATCACGATATGATAATAAGATTTCCCAGCAACTGTGTTTTGTTCCACAGTGCTCCAAGAAAAGCAAGCGAGTCCGTATCCGATATCTATGGTCTGTGTCCCATGTGCATGTGTCAGATAACTAAAGTCCGCATGATCGTCATAGTATTTGTCAGAGGTGGAAATCGACGGATACGATCGATAACTGCCATCTACATTTTTCACCATGACGGGGCCTTGGACAGAAAAGGCAGGGAGAATCACTTCCTTGTCTAATCTGACCACACGTTTTGCTGGAACTACCCACTTATGCGATAACAAATTCCCGTGAGGAATACGCATTGAAAGTGTTAAGGTGCGAATAGGGGATTGCACCTCAGGGTCTTCGTAGAGTGTTTGCACTACGTCAGCAAAGCTCCCGAAAAAGACGTCGTTTGCGATGTAGTGCTGTGCGCCGCGGCAGCGCTGTGCACCCAGACCGCGAGCGACATCCTTTTGTGTCGCCACGGGCCGATACCAATCACAATTGACTCCTTTCGACTGGAGCGTGGTAATCCATGAAAGTTCCTTTTGTGAAGGACCAAGAATCACCACACGTTCCCCGTTTGCGGCTCCAAAACCACCCTTCCAGGTGAGAGCGCGCAAACATCCTCGAACAAGGGCCTCAAAACGATGGTCGTTTTGAACGGACGGTGTCCCGTACTTCCGCACTGGGACGCCAATGCTTTCAGCGAAGCGCAACAGGTCTGAGTCTTCCTCATAGACCGGCTGCGCAACGTTGTTTTCCAAAAACAACTGAAGCTTATTCACATTTTGGTCAAGAACATGTTTGTACCCACATTTCTTGCCATTTCTGCAACCTTCATACGTGTTGTAGAAGTTGCAAAGACGTTTCCGCCTTTGGGGGGCTTTAGGATCGCCACTTCCTTGGCCCCCTTCTTTTTCTTTTTC